GGCACTCGCCATTGGCTCCACGAGGCAACCGAGTCGAGTTGGTGGCGTTGCGAAACAGCAAATCGCCCTCGGTGGTGAGCTGGGAGATGTTGTTGATTGCACCCTGCGTGGTGGCGGCATTCGTTCCACCGTTCGCCACGGGCAGAGTGCCGGACACGTCCGCCGTCGCTAGGCCCACGGCAGAGAAGGTCCACGCACCGGCAGCGACATGCGCAATCCCCGTGGCCGCCGAGGAATCGGCGTTCGTGCCGCCGCGGGCGCTCTCGATCTGCCCTGCGGCGAAAAACGCGGTCGCGCTGTCGCCGGTTAGGGCGGCGCCTGCCTCTGCATCTCCCGCAGCGTAGCTTCCGCTTGTCCTCGAGCCGAGAGGCAGATCCCCCGTCGTCGCGTTGGGCAGGCTGATCTGGCCACCGCCGGCGGCGTTCAGGTGCGAGTGCCCGGAGAGGGTGAAGTCCGGGATCGTTGGCTGTCCGGTGAAGATCGGCGACGCAGAGAAGACCGAGAAGCCGGTGCCAGTCTCGTCGGAGAGGAAACCGGCGAGGCCGGCGCTGGTCGAGAAGCCGGGGAGCTCGGCATCGCGGGCGATCCCCGAGGGGATCTGCGAGTCCGTGACTGCGCCGTTCAGCGCGGAGAGCGCTGGGACGTCGTTCGCGACCAGGGCGCGACAGGTCGGCGAGGCCGCACTTCCGCTCGAGGGGCCAGCCACCACGCAGTTCGCGACCTGCGTGATGAGCGAGAAGTTCAGCACGCCCGACGTCGTCACCGGCGAGCCGGAGACGGAGAAGAGCGAGGTCGGGGCGCTGAGCCCGACTGAGCTCACCGTGCCACTTCCGCCGCCGCCCGCCGTGCAGACGGCGTTTAGGGCGGTGTCGACTCCGATCGCCACGTTGCCCGCGGTGCAGGGCGTCGGCGTGTGCTGCAGGGAGAAGACGTTGACCTTCGCCGTCCCCTTGACGTTGATGTCGCCGAAGATCTGCTCGGCGCCGAGCGCGAGCGATGGCGCGAGGAGGATGGCGAGGGCGATTCCGAGGCTCCGTCTCATGCGAGCTCCTGCACGCTGCACGTGACCAGCGTCGTGTTGCCGACGCCCGGCGACGTCCCGAGCTCGAGATCGAAGCCGTTAGTCCGCACGGGGAGGAGAACGTGTGCGTTGATGAAGGTCCCGGCGATACCGAAGGTCACGCCGTAGTTGGTGTCCCGACTGACGTTGAAGACGACGGACTTCAGCTCCTCGGCTCCGGTAAACGAGAGCTGGTAGACACGCTGGAATCCCGGCGGTCCGGGAGGTGGAGCTGCACCGAGGTCGCCGATCGGAGCGACGGCGGAGATGAGCGAGCACTGCGCGATCCGCGACCGCTCCGAGAGCGCCGTCTCGATCTCGACGTCGAAGGCGTAGTCGACGCCGCCAGTTAGGAGATCGGTCGAGCCGGCGCCGACGACTAGGCGCGCGAGCTTCGCGGTGAGATTCTTGGTCCAGCCCGATCCGACGACCGTGGAGTCCGCGATGATGACATTCGAGCCGCCGGCCGCAGCGCGGAGAGCGAAGAGGAAGCGCGTCGAGTCGATCGCCTCGCGACCTCCGAATCCGTCGACCAGGGCGAAGTCGAGCGCCATGTCGAGCTTCTTCACTATCGGTGGGAGATAGAGATCCTCCGTTCGCGGCGGGCGGCAACTGACCAACAACGGTGCGTAAGCGCTCATCGTGCGTATGCCCTCATTGGGTGAGCAGCCTGAGCGGAATGGTCCACAAATCGGCCGCATAGCGCTGCGCTGTGAACCGAAGGTTCATCTCTGGGTGAAAGATGGCGGAGAGGTAGCTGCCCGAGATGTGGTCGCGGAACTCGAACGGGGCCATCAGGACAGCGTCGAGAAATGTCTGGAGGCTCACCCGCTCCGCCTCGGTGATTGCTTCGAACTCGAGAACGTACTCCTCGCCAGGCTCGCCGATGGCATAGCCGTAGGCCGTCTTCAGATCGGCCATCTGATGGATGATCGCCGGAACATAGTGGCCGAGGGAGCGCCTCTTCGAGGGGTTGATGCTCGGCGACCACGTAAGCGTCGGGCTCACGTGCGTCGGGTACAGGAGCTGGAAGGGAAAGATATCCATCGTCCTACTAGATACTCTCGACGGTCATCCAATTCTGGGTGATCGAGTCGTTGGCGCTGCTGGTTGCGGGAATCGCGGAGAACTTCGCGGTGATTGCCCCGGTGTCGGTCTCGGTGCCGCTCGCCGTCACGCCCCTGAGGGAACCATCGGAGGCGCGGGTGATGAGGCCACCGATCTGCTGGGCGTTGGCCGCACTCCGAAGGATTGTCACATCGGCGAACCAGCTAGTGGCATTCAGCGCGACGGCCGACGACGAGACGGACGCCGCACCGAAGAGGAACTTGATCGTCTTGTTGTTGGATGTCGCGCCCGTTAGACCTGCGGCGCGAATCCGGAGTCCGCGGCCGTCGGCGTTCAACGTATTGGCCGGCACCGAAAAGGTAATGAGGTTCGTCTCGGTAGTCGTGCTCTGTACCGTTACCGCGGTGGTGGTCGCGAAGAGTACGTGGTCGACCTTCGACAGGTTTACCCCGAGGGCCGCCTCGATCGCCTCGACCTCTTCGATGAGATGGATCCACTCGGACTGTGTGAGGGTGCCGTCTCGAATCGAGCCGGCCGAGCTAAAGAGCGAACCGGGGAAGTCCGCTGCCATTTAGAGCTCCCTCGCCACGAGCTCCACGGTGAAGTCGGAGGTTCGGTCCGCCACCGTCTCGAGCTGGAAGAACTGTCCGCCGTCGAGCCCGTCGAACGCATCCGCCAGGTTCGGCCCCGTGCTGTTCAGGTCGATCGGGAATGCCCCGCTCGGACCGGCCGGGTTGATGAGATTGAACGCGACGACGTCGTCGGACTCGAGGTCGAGGAACGGCAGGACGCCGCGCGGGGCCGCCCGACGCTTCTTCGTGGATGCGTACCGTGCCAGGTAGAAGTCGCCGAGATCCGTGGCCATCGTCTCGTTTGCGACGAAGTCGAAGTTGAAAAGGTCGGGTCTGGCGAGCGGCCCGAAGCGCCCGATCGAGACCTGGTCCCGACGGGGGAGAACGGCGTCGTAGGCGGTCTCCCCGCTCCTTGCCGGCGCCCGCTTCCACTTGAGCTCGATCGTGTTGATGATCTCCTCGACCGGGATCCGGTCGATCTTGAGATCGGGAATCCGTTCGCCCGTTCGCACCAGATCGGCGAAGGTGATCGTGCGGACCGCCGCGGTCGCAGTCGTCGGCAGGACTTTCAGTTGCGCTTTTTCGGCTCCCCAAGCGAAGGCGCTCCGGCATTGGAAGGCGAGCCCGAGGAAAAGTTGCTTCCACGTCTGCTGGTCCTGGATCACGCCGTCAAAACCGTAGATCGACCCGTAGCTCAGGGCTGATTGCGCGAACGTGCCGTTCACGTCGATCTTGCTCATCGGGACTCCCGCTAGACGAAGGAGGCGGTAGAATACGTTGTCGGGCCGGCGGATGAGCCCCTGCGGCGTGCCTGTATAGGTGCCCACCGTGTCGTCCTGCAGGCCGACGACATCGGCGGTGATCTGAACGGAGGCCGGGATCTCGATGCCCTCGAAGCGTACCCGCGCCACGTCGTAGGGCCCGGACTGCGTCGAGAGCTGCTGGTCGAGCACGACCGCGGTGACCTTGAAGAACATGTCGCCGGTGACCGTTCCCCAGCCAGCGCTCGTTTTCGTCTTGAGCACGCCCGTATAGACGTTGGTCGATTGGTACCGCACGCGGTAGTAGTTCGCGGCATCGCTCTGCGCTGTCTCGACGACGAGCTGGTAGTTCCCGGCTGGAAGTACGGTGAGCGAGGTGTTCGACGCGACGTATTCGGTTGGGTTCGTTGTGAGGAGCGTGCTGTCGATCGTCCGCTGAAATAAGACGCGCGAGCCCGGAATCGTCGACGTTTCTTCCTTGAGCGACACGATGACCGGAGATGTGGGCGTACCAACGAGGCGGAGCCGCACGGCGATTTCTCGAACGAGGGTCGGAGCGGCCAAGACAATCTGCTGCGCAACTGCAAAGTTCGTAGCGTTGCCGACGTCAATGGTGGTGTCATCGACGAGCTGCTCGACCGATCCCGCGGTGATCGGCTGGTCGTCCCAATAGACCTGGCTGATGGCGCGGATCGGCGTCTCGGGGGGCGAGAGCGAGAAGACTACCTGCGCCCTCGAACCGTCGTAGCTGAACCGGAACTTGTCCCCGCCGGCCGGTGAACCACTCCACATCGAGGCGAGGATATTTACCTGGCCGCTGGTGGAGGTGAAGTCGACCCCGACCGTGCCGGTGCCGTCTGCCCCCGTGACGCTTCCCACTAGAGCGTAGGTCGTGCCGGCGAACTGAACCTGAAAGGCGAAGTCCTGGCCCGACATCCCGCCGGCCCAGGTGTCCCCATTGGTGTTGCCGGCATTGGCGTTCCCGCTCGCGTACCCTCCCGCCGAGTTCTTTCCCCAGAGGACGGCGCCATGGCCTGAGGCGTCGGCGGTCGCGCGAACGACGAGCCAGTAAGCTACCCCGCTGACGAGGCTTACCTCGAGGCTCACGGTGACGAAGCCCGCGACCGTCGACGTGAAGTTGATAGTCGTCGTTGCGAGGATCGTGCCCGGATTGCCAGCAGCGTTCGTGCGAAGTTCGACTGTCGCGGCCGCGGTTGCGCCGATGAAGGCGGGATTCTTGCGGAGGTATAGATTTGCGCCCGAAAGTGGGCGATTCGAGGCTGTCTGGAAGCTCTGCGCGTATTGATCGAAATCGAAGGGTAGAATGGGATGGACCCGGAGCGATACGTAGGCAAGTGGGCAGGGCGAATCCATCGTCCATTGCATCGTGTAGTCGCCGTTTGTCGCCACCGCGAGGTGAGCCCCCGCCGCCCAGATTGCCCCACCCGCGTTAAGTCGATCGTCTTGCTGGCCTGCCCCGCTCTCGGTCGGAGTAGCTGCGGCGGTCGTCAGAAAATCGATGAACATCCATCCAGCGGATGCCTCCGAGCTCGGGGCATTGCTCATTAAGCCATTGGACGGATCAGTCTTCGAAAGCGCGTTGATCGAACTACCAAGTTGAGCATTTGAAATGCTCCTAGCCGTCAGCACCACGCTCGCATTGGTGGTGCTTAACTGCGCGACGATGCTCATCGGCCCGGAGGACGGGTTGTCGAGCTTGTAGACGAAGACTCGGGCATTCGGAAGAATGGCCGACGATACGAAGGACGGGATGCGCCCGCCGGCCGTGATGGAAACCACGATGGCGCCGTTCGTGTGCACGCCGAAGAAGATCTGACGGTTTGTCCCAGTGCCGACCACAAAGCCCGGGATAGTCACCGAAGAGCCTACCGTCGCCACTGCGGCATGATTGTCGAAGATCACGGAGACCCCGGATGCAACGCGTTTTCCGACCTCGCTCTCACCGTCGACTGTCACCTGCTCCTGCGTCTCCGGAGCCGTAATTGTCGCAACCCAGTCCTGCGTCGTCGCGCCAGCGCCCGGAAGAGGTCTCGACAGTGCTCCCGTGCCCGTATTGTTCCCGCCCGGCTTCGGGTTCGAGACGATCGATTCCTTGACCACACGGCCGGGGGCCTTCGAGACTTTCCCGATGATGATCGGGATCGTCTGCCCGTTGTCGGCGTCGCGGATCTGCGGATAGTGCCCTTCGTCGAGGATCGGCAGCACTGGCGCGTTCAGGAAGCGCTCGGACTCGGCCATGACCCTGACTGCACCCCGCTTGAAATCGTAACCGGCGGGCGACTGTACGATGCCTCGGAGCATCACCTCCTGGATGAACGAGCCGTCTGGGAGCTCGAAGTTCAGAAAGACCTCCGCGACGACCGACTCAAGGTCGGGGCCAAAGAGGCCCGTCACCCGCTCGCCTGTCGATAGCACCGGGAGATTGGTGAAGGCGAGGTCGCAAGTCGGAAGGTCGAGGCGCCGGGGATCGCGGCGGTCGACGATGGTCCGAATGTCGCCGATGCCGCTGAGAACGACATCATGCGTGACGCCAAACGCTTCCGACGGCCTCGGGGCAAAGAACACGTCGCGGCCGGGGAAATGTAGGACCGCGCTCCAGAAGGGCTTGCAGCTCTTCTTCAGGATCTCCGCTGCGAAGTCGAGCCCGAAGGTTCTCAACGCACCACCTGCACGAGCGTGAAGCCGCGGTCGCCGGTGGAGCGGCGGATTGCGGTCTCGAGTGAGGCCGCAATCGTGCCGCCCCACGACGGGGAGACGACGGCCTGCGAGACCTCGTGCGTCGCCCGGATCTGATCACGCGCGACGGCGAGCTGCTCCACGCCGAAGGCGGAGCCCATGCGCAATTGCTCGGTCTGCCGCTGCACGAGCTGCCCGAGCAGATCCTTCGCCTGGCTCCAGAAGGCATTGTTGTCAGCGAAGATCTGGACGTTCTGCGGGTCGGTATTTCGAAGGCCAGAGCTGAAGGTCCGGAGGTCGTCTCCGAGGTTCGCGAAGGGGCCGTTCTTCTCGAGCATCGACCGGAGCGTGATGATCGCGCCGTTCAGGTCGCTGATCGTCGCGTGCATTCCCTGGCGCGCGATGTCGAGCGCGGAACCGAGATTGGTGTTGAACTGGATCGTCTGGTCGAAGGTCATGTACCCTAGATTGTGGAGTACCGACGGGACGTACTGCCCGAAGTAGTCGGAGAACGGCAGCGATGGAGAGCCGCTCGCCATGACGGGAATCTCGATCGGAGGGATGCTGAGCCCGGCCAGCGCGCCGTTGATCGTGGTCTGGAAGTTCGCCAGACCTTCCGCCGACAAGGACGGGGCGATGCCACCCGGCGGTGTCGACGGAGAGCCGGCGCCGGTCTCGAAGCCACCGAGCAGGCCGCCCGGTGAGGCCGGGGTTCCCGGCGTCGCCGCACCGGCCATGAAGCTCTTGAATGCGTTCCACCAGTAGCTCGCCGCATTGCTGCCGGCGTTCGCCCAGGCGGTCGGATCGGTGACTGCCGCGGCGATGTCCCCCGCAATGCCCACGACCTTCGAAGTGAAAGCGTCAACGAAGGCCGCGCCCGCCTTATTTCCAGTGTCGAACAGGACCGCAATCGCTCTGTCCTCGAGCGCCTCGAGCTGCGCGAGCGCACCCTCCTTGTCGAGCTCGGGCTTGATGCCCGCAGCCTCGATCCGGCTCTTCACGTTGGTCCAGGTATTGCCGACCAGGGTGATGGCAATCTGCGCGTCGTCGGCCGACTTGGTGATGTCGAAGATGAAGCCGCGGATTCCCTCGGTCGCGATCTTGATGCTCGCGAGGTCAAAGGCCTGGGCGATCGCGCCCACCTTGTCGAGGAACTGCTGGACGCCGGCGACCGCTACTTTCATCGCGGTATCGACCCACTGCTTGAAGTCGGCGGCATTGGTCGCGAGCCAGCCGGAGAGTCTCTCGAAGGCCCCCTGCACGCCTTCGATCACGCCTCGGAGAAACGGGCTCTCCGTGATCAGTTGCCCCAGCCCCTTCCGGAAATCGTCGATCGCATTCGCCGCGCGGGCGACCAACCCGTTGAACGTGTTGCCGCCGGCGCCAGCCTGACCACCGAAGCGCTCCTCGATCTCCTTCAGCGCGGCTTCGAACTTCTCCGAGGCGCTCGCGCCGGCCTGCTGCGCGCTCGCGAGCTTTAGGTTCTGCTCGGCGTAGGTCTGGACCGCCGCCGCTGCGTCCTGGTTGAAGTCAGTTCGGATCCGCACCAGTGCGTCGTGTAGAGCGGCGCTCTTCTCTCCGGTGTTCCCGTACCCGCGCTCGATCTCGAGCAGCCCTTCGGCGTATTGCTTCGCCTCGCTCGCGACCTTCGAGCCAAACTGTGTCTCGATCCCCTGGAGGCTCGCGGCCAGATCGTCCGACTGGCGCTTCGTTGCGTCGGCCTGGATGCCGAACTTGGCGAGGGCGTCGGTGTTCCCTTGCATCGCTCGGCCGAGCGCCCGCGCTGCGGTTTCGAGATCGATCCCGAGCGCCTCCGAGAGATCGAGGGCGGCGCGCGTCATCCGCTGCACTTGGGCGGTATGGGTCGCCCCCATCGAGACAAAGAGTTGCTCGACATTCAGGATCGCCTCGCCGCTCTGCTTCGTGACGGCCTGCAGGCTGTTGGCGAAATCCTGGAACGACTCGGAGTCGGCGGTCGTGAAGTCCTTCGATGCGAGAAGAGCGGCGTTGAGGCGTACGATCCCATCCTCGGCATTCGCCGCCTCGGTGATGAAGCCCCTGACGGTGCTAATCGTCCCCGAGACGGCATCGCCGATCAGCGCGAAGCCCTGGCGGGTGAGCTCCTGCACGAAGCCTGACACGAAACCGATCGTGAAGCTCTGGAACAACCCGATCTCGGACTTGGCGCTCGCCAGGCCCTGCTTCAGCCCGGTGTCGTCGGTGCGAAGCTCGAGGGTGGATGTGCCGAGGGGGGAATCAGCCATTGGCTACCTCGACGACTGTGATCCCCATGGCGCGCGCTCGGGCGACTTGCTCGTCATGTGAGGGGCGCTTCGGAGCGTCCTGGGTCCGGCCCTCCCATCTTGCGAAGATGGCGTCTCGCTGGATATCGCCGACGGTGCCGACCGCGATCCCGATGGCATAGCTCAGCTCGAGTAGCTCCTCGCCGCGAAGGCGATCGATCTGCCGAGCCAGTGCGTTCGAGATCGAGTAGGGCATTCTCATCCAGACGCGGACGTCGGCCCCGCCATAGAAGCGCTGGAGGCGGGCGATGGAGTCGAACTCCGCGTCGCTGCCTGGCCCTCCCACCGAAAAAAAAAGCTGACCAGCCGCATCTTGAGAGCGGCGGGGAGCTTCTCGATGACCGGCAGGGGCGCATCCGGGACCACGATCCGGCAGAACGCCACGAACGCCTCGACGAATTGCTTCTCCGCCTTCTCCGAATCGTCATCGGCCTCGACGATCGCGCGCATCCGGGTCGCCAGCGTCCCGGCCCGGACACACTGAATCGTCGAGATCTCAGTCTGCTCGCGGAACGGAAAGCGCTGCCCGTCGATTCGAACGAAGCGCGGCTCCGTCGGCTCTGTCGTGAGGTCGAGATCTGACCCCACGGGCTGGCTAGGCGCGGGTCTGCCGCACGTGTGCTTCGTGCCGTTCGTTCGCTTGGCCATGAGGAACCTCCTCTTCGCCTTGTGTTGGGTGGAGCTCGTCGACGAACTCGATCTGGTGAGCGCTGCAGAAGTCCCGGATCCGCGCGAGCTCGGTGGCACCTTCCTTTGCGCGTTCCCGGTGCCAGCGCTCGGCCCGCTTGTGGCTCGTGACCGAGGCGCGGAGCGCTCGGCCGGCGGCCACGATCGCCTGCGCCTCGGGCGTCACGCTTACAGCGCCGCCTGGTGCTGCGCGCGGTAGGTGCCGAACTTGTTGGCCCCGACCTGCGTCAGATCCTCCATCGCCTGGAACTTCAGGAGAAGACCCGCCGGGCCGCCTTTCTTGTAGACGATGGACATGTCGCCGGTGTTGGAGACCGCGAAATGCTCGTACTGGGAGATCCAGCCGTCTCCGTAGGGGCTGACCTCTCGAACCAGGAGGGCGACCTGCGCAACTGCCGCGCCACGACCGAGGGGGATCGACTTGTAACCGGCGGTGCCGGACCCGGCCGCGACCGTGGTGATCGCCGCCTCGTTGAGAGCGTGCTTCACCTGCTCGACAGTCGCATCCCAGAGCGTGAGCTCGATCATCACGTCCTCTTCCGTGCGCGCCGCCTTCACGGGGCCGGTGGCTCCGTCGGGGCGTGCGAGCGTGACCTTCTGCGAAACGCTGATCTTCACGCCGTCGTTCGAGAACGAGCGGTTGCCGTCGGTGCCGAGTGCAAGCCAGGAACCGGCCGGGGCCGCAGCCAGGAGCGGGAATGCGGTACCGACCGGGGCGACCCACGCGCTCGCAGGCTCCATGATCATGTAGAAGGGTGCGCTCGACATAGCTCGTCTCCTATGCGGCCACGGCTAGATCCGCGGCGGCGATCTCGAACGTGAGAACTTGAATCGGCCAATCGGTCACCGGATCCCGGAAGGTGATCGGGCCGGCGGTTCGAATGGCGGAATGGAGCAGGACTTTGACGGCTTCGGCCCCGGCGCCAACGGTGACGACGGTCCGGTTCATCTGCTTCAAGAGCCCCTGGATCCGGCGCCGAAGGCGCGCGGCCTCGAAGGGCGTCGGCCCGTAGGACCAGACGTCGATCCGGTACTGGGAGGCGTAGGCGAAATGCTCTTCGCGGAGCGCCCCGGATCCGCTGTCGCGGAAGACGAGCGCATATAGAGGCGCAACGCCCGGCGTCGCGTACTCGCGCGGCAGCTCCTCGCCGTAGATCCGCTCTCCGGCGAGCTCGCGTACTCCGCCGACTGCCGCGTCCAGGGTTGCGAGAGCGACGAGCGCCGCGGTGACGTCGACGATCTCGCTCACCGCGCCGCCCCCATCGATCGGACCTCGTTGTCGTAGGCCGCCCTGATGCGCTCGTGGAGACGCGGGTAGAGACTGTCGGCCGCGTTCCGGAGCGCCGAGCCGTGGTTCAGCTCGAGCCAGATCATGTAGTCGACGTCGACGGAGCCCCAGACGCCGACCGTTCCGCGCTCGTCCTCGTGCGCGAAGTCGACGACACGGATCGAGCCCTCGGCCGTGCCCGTCCGGTTCTTCCATCCGGGGTGATTCTGCTTCGCGTAGAGCACGCAGGCAGACATGACCTCATCGATTGCGAAGCGCGACGCGCGGCCGATGGCGGCCGCGATCTGATCCCCGTTCCATTGGTCGGCGGCCATCGTCAGAACTCCGGCTCGACCTTCGTCGCCGCGGCGGCGGGCGCATCCGGCTCCTCGACCGGCGGGAGCGGCTTGATCCCGAAGAGCGCGACGACCTCGAGCGGCACCCAGTCGCCCGCCTCGCAATAGAGATCGATCGCGGCGGGGTCGAGCTCCTCGACGACCCGCCGATGCCCGGTCTCCTGGTCTACCCCGGTGAGCGCGAGCCGGCGATCGGCTTTCCAGTGCGTGGTGAGTGCGGGCATCAGAGGTATAACGCCGCCACCGAGAGGCCGGTGATTTCCGAGAGCGTGAAGTTCAAAAGCTGGTTCGCGTCGTTGACGAGGTCCGGTTCCCACGGACCGGCCATGACGTCCCCCGTCGTCGCCGGGACCACGAAGGTCCGATTCGGCAGTTGAAGGCCCTTGTAGACCTTCTGCGTTACGATGGTGACGGTGCAGGCGCCGGCGCCGGTTTTCTTGAAGTGCAAAAAGACCCGGCCATCGTTCGGCACCTGGTACTGATTCGACGCCGAGAGCGACCCAGTATATGCGGGCGCGATGCCCGCGATCACGATCTGCTGAAACGCTACTGCGATGTTCGCCATCGGGAGTTTCTCCTTCAGGAAGTTGCGAGCCTGAGCCCGGCTTCGATCCAGCCCTCTTTCCGCTCGAGGCCGCGGATATCGAACGGGCCGGCGAAGAGGACGCGGCCGATCCGGTCCCTGACTTCGACGACGCGATCCTTCTCGGTGAGATCCTGTTTCACAGGAAACATTCCTCGCGCGTGCTGCATGACGACGGTGCGGCTGGCGTCGACGACTTCCTCTCGGCGATCGGACCAGACGAAGCAGGGGAGCGTCGGGCGCGGCAGCCAGTCGGGGGGCAGCTTGCCCCGGTAGGCGTCCTTGTGCGCCTGGATGTCCCGCTCGACGATCGCGCGCATGGTCATACGCTGGCGTGGGTGAGCGATGGTCACGCCGCGATCCCCACGGGGACGAGCGAGCAGAGGATCGCCTCGCGCTCCCGCTCGTAGCCGCCGGTCAGGAGCGAGCCCGACCAGTTGTAGTCGCCGGAGCCCTCGGCCTTCAGGAAGCCCTTGAAGGTCAGCACCAGCCGTAACAGATCGAGCTGCACGCGTTTCCGCGCCGCGGTATCGTCCTTCGGTGTGTAGGTGACCTCGACCTCGCTCCCGTACCAGTAGCCGGGGCAGCCCGAGGCGTTCAGCCGGCGCACGGCTCTGCCGCCGAAGTCGAGCCGGTAGGAGGCGGCGTCGAGCGTCGTCGGCGTGCCGCCGGAGATCTCTTTCACGCTGGCCAGCGCCTCGGCCTGCCGACGGAGGAAGAAGTGCCCGGAGAGGTCCGAGACGAACCGACGTTCGACGACGTCGACGCCGAGCGGGCCGTACTTCTGCTCGATTAGCAGCGCGGCATCGTCGAGCAGGACCGCGAGCGCAGCCGTATGGAGGTCCGTCTCGAGGAGGCCGCGCGCCTCGGTGTCCGTGAGCAGCGTCATCGGCTACTTGCCTTTGTCGCCCTCGGGCTTCCGCTCCTTGTCCTCGGTCTTGCCCTTCCGCCGCTTGGCGTCGGCCTCCTGGGATTGGCCCTCCGCTTCTCCCTGGGCAGCACTGGACTGCATTTCGCCGGTGCCTTGGGCCTCGGGTAGGGGCAGCACTCCGGTTACCTGACCTTCCTCCTCGGAAAGCCCCAGCCGCTTGGCGTCGGCCTCGGAGATCTCCGTGCCCGGGGTCGCGAGCAGGAACGCCGCGCGCGGGTCTCCGTCCTCGACCACCGTCTGCTGGTCCGCGGCCAGATACAGCCGCCGGTCCGCTCTGAGGCTTGCCATGCTCGGTCCCTCCTTCGTGATCTCGACGCCTATCCCGTCAGGTCTGCGTACCGACCTTCGTCCAGGTCGGGGCGAGCGCGGTCCCGGTGTTCTGGTAGAGGAGCTTGTTCGTCGTATCGACGAGCAGGGCTCCAGGCGCGCAGCCCCGGGCCGTGGCGTCGACGCCCGGCGTGGTCTCGGCGACCGTCAACGTCGCAGTGCCGGTCAACGAGTTGTTGGCGACGGTGATCGTATTCACCGCCTTCTTCCCGAGGTTCCCGGCGAAGGTGATCGTAAGCGTGCCGACGCCCGCGGTCATGGTGCCGACGGCGGTCGTGACGCCGGCGGCGCCGATGTTTGATAGCGCCTCGAGCGCAGCGTCGACGTTGTCCCGGAGCGTGTTGTTCGTGGCGTTCCAGGCGATCGCCGCCGTCACGAATCCGTCGAAGGCGAGCTTGAACGTGCCGCCGGTGGCGTCGATCGTGAGCGTCTGCACCTCGTCGGTGCCGGCGACCGGCGCGCCCGCGTTCTGCAACGGCGTGCCGAGGCCCAGGCCCTCGGCCACCGTTGCGAAGAAGAGGCCCGAGGCGAAGAGAACACCGAAGAGGGCGTAGCTGCCCAGCCAGCCCGAGAGTCCTGCGATCAAGTGCTCCATGACGAGTAGCTCCCTTCATCCGCCGGGGACCGGGAGTCCCGCGCGATGGCGGAGCCCCCGGTTGGGCGGAGGACAGCGGATCAGATGCCGGTGACGGTGCAGAATCCCTTGGGGCGGTCCACGACGAGCGCGAGGCGCTCTTCGGCCCGGATCGCCAAGAGATTCTTCTGGAAGAAATCCGAGTGCGAGTCGCTGACAGCGAAGGCAACCTCCTGCCTGCGGAAGATCTGCGCCGCGTCGCGGTATGCGCCGACGAGCGCGGTGCCCTCGGTCATCCGGGTCGTCTTCACGATTGGTAGACCCCAGATGCGCTCGGGACCTAGCTCGGAGGGGTTGCCCCAGATGTAGATCCCATCGACGGTCCGGAGCAGCCTGATGTCCTGCCAGTCGTTCGGGTGCATCACGACGCCGGACGGGTCGAGGAACCCGACGACCTGGACCTTCGTCATGCCCTTGTAGATCGCATCCGGCGTCGGGTCGGCGCCCTTCGCCTGGGTCTGGATGCCGACCACGTTCAGGAGCCCGCGGAGGTTCACGCCGGCGCCGTCGCCGGTGAGGAGCTGGCCGTCCTCACGCTGCCTGACGAACGTCCCGAGCCGGTTCTGCACGTAGCTCTGCATGGCGGGGACGTCGTCGAAGAGCTCGTTGGTGACCGGCAGGAAGACCGCGATCTTCCGGACGGGGGAGGTCTTCTCGCTGAACGCCAGAGCGGCCTCGGGCTTCGCCGCGCCTTCCGCGGTCTCGGCCGCGGCCGGCGTGGTCGTGGTCTCTTCCATGTACGGGACCGCGTTCGACATGGTCGTGCCCTGCGGTATGAGGTCGGCCACGGTGAGGCCCATCTCGAGCGGCGTGATAATTCCGGGGAGGCGGATTGGCTGCGTCGCGTAGCCGGTGATGGTGTCGAGCGTGGTCTTCTGCTCGATCGCGCCCATCAGGCCCTTGGGGGCGTAGCCCTCGCCGATCTCCTTCTCGAGGTCGATCTCGACGGTGGGGCCGCGGCGCTGGGTCTTGTCGTACTGCTTGAACGCGGCCGACTCGACGAAGAGCTGGCCGATGGTCTTTCCGGAGAAGCGGCGAGCGCCGTTGCCGTTGCCGTTCCCGTTCCCGCCGTCGGGGTGCTCGATCCGCGCCTTCGAGAGCAGCTCCTCGCGAGCCTTCTGATCGCGCTCGGCGAGCTCGACGCCGACCAGCGTCTCGACTTCCTTGCCGAGGTCGGTGAGCTCCGCGTTCATGCCGCGGATCTTCTCGGCGATCTCGAGCGAGGTGAACGCCTTGCCGTCCTGGCCCTTCCCGAGCGACGTGACCTTGCCGAGGTCGAGGACGGACTTCCCGTCCTGCGTGGCCTTCGCCTCTTCGAATACCTTCGCGAGCGCGGCCTGCTTGCTCTCCAGCTCCTTCCGCTTCTCGATCAGTTGTTTCATGGATCTCGCTGCTCCTTCGGTTGGGGACGTGGCGCTTTGCCTCGAACCCCGAAGCAGCAAGACTTCGGCGGGCTGTGCTGGGATTTGCTTCTCGCCGAGGTCAAGACCTCGGTCTGAAGCGTGATGGACCGCCCTCTACGCGATGCAGCGGAACGTTGTCAAGCGGAGATTCTGCGGAGCTCGAACTGAATGCGCTCGAAGTCGGCCACGAGCGATGCCGCATCGGGCTCCCGGATCTCGGCCGCCGGCACCGCCAGAACGCCGATCTCCTCGAGCAGCGCCTTCACGCTGGCGAGCTCGGCTGCGCGCTCGGCGGAGAAGCTCTTCCCCTCTTTGGCGCGGAGCTCGGCTACCTGCTTCGTGCGGTCGCGGAGGCTCGTCAGCATGGCGCGGGCCTGCGCGATCTCGTCGGCGAACGTCAGCCGCGACTTCATGCCGATGGTCCGCGTCCCGATGCCGGCGCCCTTCAGCACCGGCGAGACCTCGAAGACCTCGACGCCGGGTGAGCCATCCGGCAGCGGCCCGAGGAACCGGACGCGCTTCCCGCCGATCTCGCCGTCGCGCGCAGCCCCCGGCTTGATCGAGAAGCCCCAGCTCCATTCCGCGAGCGGCGTGCCGCTCTCGAAGTCCCGCTTCAGGTAGGTATGCCAGTCCTTCGAGACGGGGATGTCGAGATACATCGAGAAGTCCGCGACCGCCTCGTTGCCCTTCTCGGTGATCATGGCGCGGCCGAGCGGACAGGCGTCCCAGGAGTGCGTCGGGATCAGCTTCGCAGACTGCTTGCCGAAGACGCCCGGCAGCAGCACGTCGTCATCGTGGTCGGGGATGCCAAGCGTCGCGATGATCGCCTGGCCGGTGCCCTCCTCGCCGGGTGCCTTCGTCAGCTTGAACGCCTTGAACAGTGGCTCCATGGTCAATCCTCCGCCGCTGCCTCTGCGGCAAGTCTCGTTGCATCGCCGACGACGGGCGCGAAGCTCAACGTCCCGTTCGGATGCTCTTCGTTCATAGCCTGCTCGGCCTCTTCGAAGCTGACGATCTTCCCGTCGCGCTCCGTGCAGTCCTCGTCGTTAAAGCCGGTCCGGTTGTCGAATAGTTGCACGCGATCGACGTTCGGCGCGGCGCGATAGGCTTCCAGTGCCGAGCCTCGCTGCGCATGCATGGTTTCTGTTCTCGCGATGATCCGCGCCCTGGTCTCGACGTCTCCCCACGGCCCGGCGGGGATCGAGTCGCGGATCCGCTGCACGAGCTGATCAGGGCCTTCTCCCTCGGAGCGGCCCTCGAGCAGCTCGTCGAAAAGCCGCTGCCGCGTCTGTTCTTCGAGATCGACCAGGCCCGCGCGACGGCCACCCTCGGCGACGATCTTCCGCGCGGCCGTGTCGGGCAGGTCCGTGAGAACGCCGATGATATCCTGGATCCCGATCACGGTGTCTTCGTACACGCGCAGGTAGTGGCCGCCGAAGAGCTTCCGGAGCTCGTCGAACGCGCGCGTGATCCCCATCTCCTGCACAATCTCGCGCGACAGGAAGTCGTACGGCGCGACGGCCGGCTCGGTCGGCGTGTCCTTCCGGACGATCGGTAGCTTCGCGGCCTTGCCGATGAAGCGCTGCGCGGCTGCCGCGGCGGCGGCTCCTAGCTCGTCGAAGAACGACCGGAGCTCCTTGCCGAAGGGCTTCTCGAGGCGCAGCGCGCCGCGGCTCATGCGGAAGAGTAGCTGGCGCTGCGCTACGGAAGGGCGCTTGCCCTTGGTAACGAGCTTGCCGTTAGTCCGCTGCTTCGCCGGGGCGGGAGCGCCGGCACCCGAGACGCTCGTCGATGTCTCGCCCACCGGCACCTCGATCACGCTAACCGGAATCAGGTAGACGTCGTCGCCCGGCAGCACTTCGTATCCGAGGCGCCGCTTGAAGTCCGAGCGCAGGATTCCGCCGCTCTCAAGCTGCTGCGTCAGGCGGGTCGACAGCGCCGTCTGATCCTCCTCGAGCGCGACGATCTTCGATCGATCGTAGCCGACCTCGAACAGCTCGGGCCGCTCCTCGAAGTCCGGCAGCAGGGAATGCCCGATCTGGCTGCCGATGATCCGCTGGTGCGGGATGATGCAGCCGCTCCACGCGAGCTGCACGAGCTCACGCATGGTCGCGCCGACCTTCGTCTGCTGGAGGCCGGAGCCGAAGCCGACGACCGCGGCGGGGATCCCGATCGCGGCGCAGACGCGCTCCTCGCTCATGTCCCGCAGCGCGGAGAGATCCATCTCGCTCGGCGAGAAGCCGAGCTTGGTGACCTTCATCCGGCCGGAGAGCACGAGCGGCTGCCCTCGCTGATCGCCGCTGATCTTCTCGACGGCCTTCGCCTTGATCGCCTCGGCCTCTTCCTCGTTCAGCGTGAGCGTATCGGAGTCGGGCGCGAGCACGAGCCCGGGCACGCCGACGTTTTGCAGGACCGTAGCGGTGTACCGACCCGCCTCGTCGTCGGTGAAGATCTCGCGGAAGATGGCCGCGATCGGCGAGAGCCCGAGCCGCACGTTCTGCGGGTCGATGCCGTGCCGGAGATGCACGACGTCCTCCGGCTCGATGCGGATCGGGAAGCCGTTTGGCGCGTAGTCGTAATGCGATACGAACGTGTTGCCGCCGATCGGCCAGCGCGGCGTGATCGTCCAGTTCGGCGCCCACCAGAGCCCGATCGGCTTCAACTGCGCGTTCCGGACCTTCAGCCAGTAGGCATTGCCGGTCACCACGAACGAGAGCAGCGTCGCCAGCGTGAGCGCGTCGCCGCCGTAGAACTCGTTCGGCCGCTCGAGGAGCTGCGGGAGCTCGTGATCGGCGACGACCTCGGCGGGGTTCTTCCCGTGCGCCTTCTTCCGGACGACGAGCGGCGCCTCGGGATAGGCCCGGGCTATCCACATGGCGGGCGTGATGACGACGCCGGAGCTCCATCCGCCGTTGATCTTCGCCGACAACCGCGCGTCGCCCGGATAGGGCATCCCGTGGAACAGGAACGCCGAGCCAGGCTGCGGCGGCGCTGACGACAAGCGCTTACGGAGATCGCGGAACCAGCCGAGCGGGGTTCTCATCGTCCTGAGTCCGCTCTATACGCTCGTAAGGCGCGCATTCGCAACGTCACACCGCGAAGAGCCTTCGTTGACGGGGTGTCGGAGCGAACGCGAGCACGACCGCGTCCATCCGATCGGGCGACCGCTTCAGCCGCTTTTTCACGTCGTCTTTCGACTCGACCTGAATCTGCCCGCCGCTCCGGAACTTGTACTTGATCGTGGTCAGCTCCTCCGCGAGCTCGTCGTCCTCGGGATCGATGTCGATCGTCCCATCCTGGAAGCGCTCGCGGAGCGACCAGGCGAGTTCGGCGCGCAGGTTGGCATACTTCTCCGGATCGGTGGCTGCCTCGCCGACGTTGATCGGGACGAAGGGGAGCTTCTGCTCGCGGCCGCGATCCGTCACGCCGCCGCCGACGCCGATGTCATCGACCTTGACCGCCGTCGCGCTGGTATTCCGGAGGGCCTGCACGGCCCGACCCGTGGTCTGCATTGTGTCTTCCTTCGCGTGCGTCTCCACGATCCGGACGCGCGGGCCGCGACGGTGCGCGAATACGGTCCGGTCTGACCCGAAGCGAGCAACGTCGAGGCCGAGCTCGTTAGGATCTCCGGCCGGTAGGTCCCGCTGCTGCGCCGCCTCGACCCAGGCGAGCGGAATCAACGTGTCCGTCGAGTGCTCCGGGAACTGGGCCATGACGCGGGCGAGCCAGAGCGGGGACTCGTCGCCCCAGCGCTTCCACTTGTCGGCAACCCAGGCCGGCGTGGTGAGTGGGGGGAAGGGCATCGGCCCGGTGATCTTCGCCTGCCAGGTCCCGGCGCGGATGTCCTCGAGCGTGATCCCGAACGCCGTGAAGTTCGGCGTGTCGAAAGCCGAGATGTGAAACGTCTTCGTCGTGCCGCTCTTGCACTCCCCAGCGAAGGGCGACGTCGGATCGGTCGGATTCCCGATCGTGAGCAGCCGCGCGTGCTCCGACGAGAGCACGCCTTCGACTGCCGTCCAGATCTCCGGCGCGACGCCGCTCGCCTCGTCGAGCACGGCCATCATGTGCTCGGCGTGCGGCCCCTGGAACGAGTCCCCGACGTCGGTCGAGAAGCCGAACGCAAACCACTTCGGATCTATCGCGAGCTCGGCGCCGAGGAGGCGGCCGCCGAGGGCGATGGGCGCGTTATCGTACGCCTGGTGGATCTCCGCCCAGAGGATCTTCTTCACCTGCCGGCCGGTGGGCGCGGTCGTGATCACGATCGAATCCCGATGCGTGAACAGGAACCAGAGCACAGCGCACGCGGCGATCCAGCTCTTGCCGGCACCGTGGCACGATCGGACCGCGACGCGATCGTTGTCCCGGATCGCATCGAGGATCATGGCCTGCATCGCCCAGGGCTTCCGCCCGAGGCAGCGCTCGGCGAAGTAGTTCGGCTCCGCTCGGATCAGCCCCGCGAAACGTCTTTCGCTCGCGTTCGACCTGGCGGCTTCAGGCACGCCGCACCAGGTCGGCGAGCGTCTGCACGGCGTCGGGCGTAACTCCGTGCTCCACGCGCTGCCGGTACTTCTCCGGCCGCATCCCGTTCAGCAGGAAGATCGCGGCCGTGGTGTCGAACTTGGTGACCGCGAGCGGGATCGGCTTGCCCTCGGCGTCGAGCACCGACTTCCCCTCGTGGTCCTTCCGGTATTGCAACTGCCCCTGGTAGATCACCGGCTCTTCGTAACCAGGACCGCCGCGGATGTAGAGCATACCCTCGAGACGGTCGGCTGCTTCCTCGCCGGCCTCGCGCTCGGCGGCGGCGAAAACTGGATCGCGATTACGCCATGCGGTCAAGACGGACCGCGACGTGATTCCGGCGGAGGCCATCGCGGCATCCTTCCGGCCGGTCTGTGCGTAGGCCAGGAGGTAGCGCTCCTTCCGGATCTTCCGCGCCCTCTTTGCCGCTGCGCCGGTGCTCCGGAGCGATAGCCGTTTCCGCTTCATGGCGTGGACAGTAGCACGTCTCAGCCTGGCGACGGCACTGCTGGACGCGGGAAGATCTCGACGACCCTCGGATCCACGATTTCGCAACGCGGCCCGTCGTACCATTGCGCATCGACGTGCTTGCCCTCTTTGTCCACGGGCGGCACCAACGTCTTCATGAGGGCCCCTCGCCTTCATGCTGCTTGCGAATCACAAGCAGGCCGTCATCGCTTCGACTGACGAGCTGGTACCACTGCCCGGGCTCGATCCAGAAGGCGAGATTGCGGAACACGTCGCCGCTGAACCGGATGCCTTCGATCGTGGCCGTGTCTGTCGTCGGGTCGTAGCTGTAGTCGAGCTTCGCCATCACGCCATCTCCTCGACGACGACGTAGGCCCCCGGCGCGCCGTCCTTCGCCTCAATCGTTTTCAACGCGACAAGCTTCGCGACCTGGCCGTCGTCGAGCCAGAACCGCATCACCGTCAGAACGTCGAGCAGCGCTTTCGCGAAATTGTCGACGTCCTTCGCCGCGACGTGCCAGAGCTCCCCCGCCGGATCCTTCGCGCGGCGGAGCGATTTCGGCCGCGGACAGACGAAGCGCACGCGGACGAAGACCGGGCCTGTCAGCGGGTGCAGCGGACGGTGCGCGTCAGCCGCGTCAGCGATCGCTGCCTTCCAGCCCTCTGCGCTCCCCGGGTCCTGCTGCCGGATGATCGGCTCGCCCTTCGCGTTCGTGACGAGCTGGCCGCCCTTGCCGCGGACGGCGAAGGACCGAGCCCGCGGCTGCGGCTTCGGGAGACCCTCGACGCTGAACTCGCATCGCCACGTCCAGCAGGGCGGCCCGTCGACCCGGACGGCGACGTGATGGATCGGTTCGCTCACCGCGTCGCTTCCGCCGCCTTCGCGCACGCTTCGATGTCCTCCAGCGCCACCTCCGTCGTGGCGAAGAAGTCCGGCACGTGCCCGGTGCTCGCGCGGTAGATCATCGCGCCCGCGAGCTCGGATCCGAAGTCGGTCTCGAGGGTCTGCCCCGCCTTCCCGGCCAGCGTGATTGCCCAGCCGGCGCGGCAGTGCGTCGTCTTGCACCTGTGCCAGTCGGACATATCGAGCGTGCCGCCATCCTCGATTGCCTCCAGGATCTTCGCGTCGAGGTTCTCGACGATGGGGACCTCGGGATAGCGCTGCCGGTAGCGCTGCGCTCGTGCTGCACGCCGCGCGAGGAGCTCCGGCGTTGGAGGGCCTGGTGGTTCTGCCGTGATGCCCTCGGGGATGTTCCTCGCGTCGCGCAGGTACGCGTCGCGCAGGTACGCGTCGCGCAGGTACGCGTCGCGCAGGTACGCGTCGCGCAGGTCCGCGCCGCTCAGGTACGCGCCGCTCAGGTCCGCGCCGCGCAGGTCCGCGTCGCGCAGGTCCGCGTCGCGCAGGTACGCGCCGCGCAGGTCCGCGCCGCTCAGGTACGCGCCGCTCAGGTCCGCGCCGCTCAGGTACGCGCCGCTCAGGTCCGCGTCGCGCAGGTACGCGTCGCGCAGGTACGCGCCGCTCAGGTACGCGCCGCTCAGGTACGCGCCGCTCAGGTCCGCGCCGCGCAGGTCCGCGCGGCCCCCCCCCGGCTCGCCCCGGCGCCAGAGCAGGTGCTTATGCAGGATCTCTTTCAGCTCATCGATCGTGATTTTTCTCATGGCTTCCTCGTGGAACTACTCCGCAGCCTCGGCGCCGGCGCCAGGACCGCGACCGCGCCGCTTCGCCTTCCCATCGCCGTTCTCCGCCGGCTCGTCGCCTTCGCCTTCTGCGCCCTCACCGCCGGCCAGCCCGAGCTCGCCTTGCGCCGGCTCGATCGTCACCGTCACCGCCTGCTCCGCGTTCGCGACCAGGAAATCCCAGAGCGCGAGATCCTTGCTCGAGATCGAGCAGGCCATGTAATCGCCGCCGATCTTGCCTATCTGCCGCTTGACGCCGTGCAGCGTCCCCGTGATCCGGAATGCCTTCTGCTCTGCCATGTTCGTTTCCTCACCGTTCCCGATGGTGCCGGGTGAATCCCCGGCGGGTTTTTTCGTCTGTTCGATAGCGGTCAGCGGGCGAGCGCGACCCTACGCTCCATGACGAGGGCGAGCTGCTCCTGAGCGAGGTCGCTGAACAGCCCAGCCGGGTTGAAAACCTCCGGCTTGGAGACCCTGGAGATCAGCTCCCTGACGGCCTGCTCCCCGAGCCGGTCGACGTAGTTCTCGTACAGCCTCCGGGTGAGGTCGTGACCGTCTCCGGTTGCTCGCACGATGTCGTCGACGACCAGGTCCCTCTGGGCTTTCAGGCGGTCTCGATTGGCGATCCGGTCTGCTCCGTTGCCGCCCCTCGTGGGAGCGGAAGGGGTAGGGGATAGAGATGCGGACTCGGATGGGGATAAGGACTCGGATTCGGAGGGGGGCGCAGTGGGGGCGGGTTGCTTACCATCGCGCCCTTCGAATCCCTGCTTTCTTGAGAAGTTGCGGACGCGGATCGACCATCTCGCAGGCTGATCGGGGGTCTTTCGAAGCTCGTACGACATCGCTTCGCAGGCTGTTCGAAGCACCTTCGCAGCGTCTACGGAGCGCTCTCGGCCGGTGATCGCGAGGATATCGCCGCCGCTCAGACTGACCGTGTCGTTGGTCTTCGAGGCGTGCGCGCGGTGGGCCATGATCCAGATCCCGACGACCACGCCGCGGATCTCGACGTCGTCGAACGCGCGGCCGTAGCGGGGATGGTTGGGCCACGTGGTGTGCACGCGGACCGCTGGCTTCGCCTTGTGGGATCGCCGGCCGTCGCTCACGCCTCGGCCCTCCGCATTTTCCCCTCGGCGCGTGCGACGGCCTGAACGGCTGCCGCGGCCGCCTCGAGGTAGGCCCCGGTGACATACCCGAGGTGTTCCTGGCCGGGGGTGTAGGCGGCGTAAACGCGGCGCTGAAGTTCGGCCGGGACGAGAGCCCAGTGGGCCGCGCACATGAGCAGCCGCGGCGGGACATCGAGCTTACAATCGATGGCGTGGCAATGGTGCGGGCGCGCGGAGCGCCTCATCGCCCGGCTCGCTTCCGGGGCGGCTTCGGCGACAGGCTCCTTCCGCTCGGATACGGCGGCGCCTCGATTCCCATCAGCGCGAACAGCGTCTTGAAGATATCGCGCCCGGATGCCGGCGAGAGCAGCGGCACGTTCGAGCCGATGATCGCCCGAGGCTCGTACCAGTGCGTCCGCCCGAACTCCCCGACGTCGCGGTAGCGGCTCGTGACCGGCTGCTCAGTCGGCTCGCCCGCCCGCTCGAAGCCATGGTCGCTGGTGACGAGCACGACGGCGCCGATAGGTAGTCTCGCGAGTAGACCCGGAATCTGCGTGTCGAGCAGCCGCAGCGAGTCGCGGTATTCCTCAGACGCTCCCCCGAAGGCATGTCCCGCGTCGTCCGGCCATCCGTAGTGGCACCAGACCATGCCGCGGCCGTCTCTGCTCGCCTGCTGAACGGCCTTGATCCCCTTCCGACAACGCTTGGTCTGCGGAGGGATGAAGGCTCGGTAGTCGTCGTCTCGCCGGCTCTGCGTAGCGGAGTAATAGACTGTGTTCGTGGGGGCCGCTTGGAAGGTGTTCGGGACCATCACCCCATCGCTGCCCTGGGTAGATCCGCCGCAGAGGTTCCCGTGGTTCCCGGGCTGGCACTTCTGCGTCACATAGGCGCTCGGGATGCCGAGGGCGCGAAGCTTCTCGAAGATGGACTTCCCGGGCGGGATCGCCCGGTAGACGAGGTTGGATTCGGTGCCGTGCGCCCACCACGGCAAACCTGAGAGCATGGTGGCGAAGCAGGGCTTGGTCATGGTGCGCTCCTCGCAGGTGAGCTGCTGAAACGTCCCGGTGCTGACGATCTCAGCCAGGTGCGCGAGCTCGCCGGACTCGAGCATCTGGGAGACCAGGCGGTAGTCCGCGCCGTCCCAGGAGAGTAGGAGGACGAAGAGGGCGGCGGCGTTCACCAGCCCGCCTCCCGATGGATCCGGCCGAAGGAACGAGCACCGCCGATGATGATCCCGACGACAACGATGACCGCTACGACCGCAGCGAGAGCGAGAACGGCAAGGGCGAGGATCACGCTACCACCCGCCACCGCTTGGCGGACATCCCGCTCGCGTTCTGCACGCGCTCGCCGGCGGGCTCGATCAGCGCGAGGCGGCGGAGCTCGCTGAGCCGTGGCCTGATCGCGAGCACGGATTTCCCGAGGATTTGTGCTACCTCGTCAGAGCTGCGCGCCCCGTGGCGGCGAAGAGCGCCCACGCAGGCCGAGCGGAGGGTGCGCGCCTCGGAGTCGACCGCGCGCGCCGCCTGCTCGCTCGTCGAGCCCTTCTCCTTCGCGCCTGGGTGCTGCGGGTAGGTCCGCGCCCTGAACAGCGGGCCGAGATCCTGCGCGGGGAGATCGCGGTAGAGCGACATCAGCCCGCCGCCCGGGTCTCGGCTTGCGCGAGACGTTGCCTCCAGGCGTGGAGCCGGCAGAGCCTACGGCAGAAGCGCTGCCACTCTCGCGTCGGGCGATACGACCGCCGACACTGGTCGCAGCGCCGCCTGGGGAACTGCTTCTCGGGTCCGCTCGAAGGTGTCTCGGCCATCGCTCGCCTTTCGGGCGGGCGACCCTTCGAAGAGCCAGGGATTAGGAATCCTGTGCTCTATCCACCTGAGCTACGGGGGCTCAGATGCTCGAAAGGTCTACCGCCTGCTCGTCACGTCGTCCAGGTGTGTACGCGAGATGCGTCGCGCGAGTCAAGCACTATCGTGAGATTCGCCGTCGGGCGAACGGCAGTACGACCTGGTCGACGTCGCGCCCATCCTCGCTCAGCAGCTTCGCCAGACGAGACACGCCGCGGGCGAGGTCGGCATGGTTGCTGATCGCGTAGCGCGAGTAGACCGACTCGGTGAGATGGCCGGTCAGCTTCATGGCGGTCGACCGCTCTACCCTCGCCCGCTCGAGGTTCCGGACCGTGGATCGCCTGAAGTCGTGCGGCACGAGGCCGGCTCGGCCGGGGATCAGCCCGCATTTTTCGCAGACCTTCGTCCACGCCTTGCGAAAGTTTTTCATCCGCTTCCCGTTCTTGTGGAATACCCACGGCACCAGCATGCCGCGCGCATGCTCGATCCCGTGCGTCCACTCTCGCTGCTCGCGGAGCGCCCGGCCGAGCTCGGGCATCTCGCCGAAGGGGAACTCCCTGCCCTTCCGGTTTTTCGTCGTCCCTGGCTCCAGCCGCACCACGCCATGGTCGAAGTCGACCTGAGACCACTTGAGGCCGAGGACTTCGCTGCGGCGCCAGCCGGTCACATAGAGGAACAGGAGCGCCACGCGGAGGTAGGGAGGCGCGTTCCGCAAGAGGCATTCGAAGGGGCCTCGCTCGACGAAGCCGGCCCGAGCGTTGTCCACGCTGATCGTCGGGAACATGGGGACGCCCACCTTCCCCGATCGCGCCGCGATCACGAAACCTCGGTGGAGCAGCGCGAGCTCGTTTTGCTGGTAGTCAGCCAAGAGCAGACAGACGACATCCTCGAGGCTCACGCCCAAGATCGCCGCGTCCTCCCCCACTAGGCAGACGCGCTTTCTCGCAGGGTCTGATCGGTCCCGTCAA